TAAGGCAGTTTCTTTAACTAAAATTATGGCAAGATTAGAAAACTGTAAGTATCGTATTGGTCTTACAGGCACACTTGATGATAGCAAGACCCACAAGTTAGTTTTAGAGGGTTTATTTGGTGCTGTGAATAAGATAGTATCAACCACAGAACTTCAAGAAAAAGAACATCTAGCACAACTGAAAATACATTGTTTAGTTTTAAAACATGAAAAGATGTCAATAGACTTTCTTAGAGGTAAGACATATCAAGAGGAAATGGACTTCCTCGTATCTAATACTAAAAGAAATAACTATATTAGAAATCTATGTTTAGGTTTAAAAGGAAATTCACTTTGCCTGTTTCAATATGTAGAAAAACATGGTATGATATTAAAACAACTAATAGAAGAAAAAAATAAAGACAAACAAGTATTTTTTGTTTATGGTGGTGTTGAGGCAGAAGAAAGAGAAAAGATTAGAGCCTTGACAGAAAAGTCTGATAATGCGATAATTATTGCAAGTTATGGCACATTTAGTACAGGTATAAATATTCGTAATCTACACAATATAGTATTTAGTAGTCCTAGTAAATCTAGAATTAGAAACTTACAGTCTATTGGTCGTGGTCTTAGATTAAAAGACAATAAATCAATGGCACATTTATATGATATATCTGATGACCTATCATATCAAGAAGAAGAAAACTATACATTATCACACTTTAGAGAACGAATAAATATATACAACGAAGAAGGATTTGACTATGACATTCACAATGTCGAGTTATAAAGGAGAGTTTCATGGAAAGTATTAAAATAATAAAATTAGTTAATGGAGATGATATCGTTTGTACGATACCACAAGAACTGTTAGATGAGAAATCGCCGCTTGTTAAAATTGATAAACCTTTACAAATAAAATACATACCTGCTATGGAAGAAATGGGTCTTAAAGATTATGTTGCTCTTATTAAATGGACTTCATATTCAGATGATTCTATTATTTCTATACCTAAAGACAAGATAATGACTATCACATCTGCTGGTAAGGCTATGACTAACTCATATAAAAATGTATCTAATGGGTATGATAAGGCGACCATGACTGAACACAAACAAGATAGATATGATAGAGAACAATTAGATGATAGTATATCTGAAAAGTTAAATGAAATCTTTGAAGACCTTGATGGTACTACTAAACACTAGCTACTCTAACCGGCGCTGAATAACACAGCTAAAATAACACAAATGGCAAAGAATGTCAAGCGTGATTGGTATTATAAAAAAACAGGCAAACGAAAAACGAAAAAATACTAACCAGCATTGACATTTACTGTATTATGGAGTATAATGTAAAACATGAAAAGTGAAAAAAAGAAAGAACATTATGTAAACAATAAAGAGTTTCTAGCCGCAATGACGGAGTATAGAAATGCTTGTATTGAATCTGAAAATTCAGGTGAAGAAAAACCACCTGTAACAAACTATATAGGTGAGTGCTTTTTAAAGATTGCAAATCATCTATCTTACAGACCAAACTTTATTAACTATACATTTAGAGATGATATGATTTCTGATGGTATAGAAAACTGTTTACAATATCTTGATAATTTCAATCCTGAAAAATCAAATAATCCATTCGCATACTTTACACAAATAATATATTACGCCTTTATACGAAGAATACAGAAAGAAAAAAAACAAACTACAATTAAGAATAGATTAATCATGGAAGGAAACTATGATGATATGACTTTGAATGATGGTGAAGATAGACAATTTAGAAATCAATTTTCTGAATTTCTACAAAGGAATGCCGACCCTAAAGATGTTCCTGTTGTTAAAAAGAAAACAACAAGAAAAAGGAAAGGCAAACTTGATAAATTTATAGAATAACAATATGAAAATAGCTTTATTGAACGATACTCATTTTGGGTGTCGTAACGATAGTCCTCATTTTATGGACTATCAAAACAGATTTTATGATGAATTGTTTTTTCCTTATCTAAAGGAAAACAATATTAAACACCTAATTCATTTAGGTGATGTGGTTGATAGAAGAAAATTTATCAATTACAAAATCGCACATAACTTTCAAGATAAGTTTTGGAAAAGACTTTATGATATGAGAATAGATACTCATGTTATATTGGGTAACCATGACACCTATTATAAGAACACAAATTCAGTTAATGCATTACAACAATTGATTACCACATTCGATGGTAAATTTGAACCTTGGATATACGAAAAACCTACAACAGTTACATTTGGTAGACTGCCTATATTATTAGTGCCGTGGATATGTGATGATATCTATGATGAATCTATTAAGACAATATCTCAATCACAATCACAAATTTGTATGGGGCATTTAGAAGTCAAAGGATTTCAAATGCATAAAGGTCATTACAATGACCACGGTTTAGAAAAGAATTTATTTAAAAGATTTGAAAAAGTTATATCAGGCCACTTTCATAAAAAATCAGATGATGGTCAAATTTATTATCTTGGCACACAATATCAAATAACTTGGAATGATTATGACTGTCCTAAAGGGTTTCATGTGTTCGATACTGAAACAAGAGAATTAACCAGAGTGCCTAATCCTCTTACAATATTTAAGAAGATATATTATGATGATAAGAAAACAAATTATGCCGAAGAAGATATATCAGTATATGATAAATCATTTGTAAAACTATTTGTATTAAATAAAAACAATGAAGAAAAATTTGATAAGTTTATTAATCGTTTACACACAGAAATAGATGTACACGAATTAAATATTATAGATGAAGATACATCTAGTATAACATCAACTGTTAGAGAAGACATTTTAGACCAAGGTGAAGATACACTTACATTCTTAGGTAATTATGTTGAACAAATAGAAACAGACTTAGATAGAGCAAAGTTAAAAGAATTTATTAATAATCTATACAAAGAAGCACAAGAATGATAAAATTTAAATCTATATCATGGCAAAACTTTTTATCGACAGGTAATACACCAATTACAATTAAATTAGATGAATACCCTACAAATCTAATAATAGGAAAAAATGGTTCTGGTAAATCTACTTTATTAGACGCCTTATGTTTTGTATTATTTAATAGACCATTTAGAATTATTAAAAAAGAACAAATGGTAAACACTATTAATAATGGTGATTGTAAAGTTAGTATAGACTTTCTAGTAGGCACAACCCCATACAAAGTTATAAGAAGTATTAAACCAAATAAATTTGAAATTTATCAAAATGACAATCTTATAAATCAGGACGCCTCTACAATTGATTATCAGAAATATTTAGAAACAAATATAATGAAATTGAATTATCGTTCATTTATTCAGGTCGTATTATTAGGGTCATCATCATATGAACCATTCATGAAGATGAAAGCACGATATAGGCGTGATGTTGTAGAAGAAATCCTTGATATTAAGGTTTTTACACAGATGGACTTAATTTTACGCTCACAACAAGGGGATTTGGCAAAAAAAGTCACCGAGGTTCGCCATGGTAAAGATTTAATAGAGCAAAAGGTATCACTACAAGGACAACATTTAAAGTCTTTAAAAACACATACAAATGCCACCGAGGAACGAAATCGTGCTAAAAGAGAACAAAATCAAGAGGCAGATAGACATTATAGAGAAGAATTAAAGAAACTCAATGAAGATATTGCAAAACAACAAGAAATAATTAAATTTAGACCAGATGTAGATAAAAAGTCAAAACAATTATCTAAGTTAGAATCTAAAATAGAAAATAATTTAGAAACTCATAAACAGACATTAGAATTTTTTGAAACTAATAGTGAATGTCCTACCTGCACACAAGAAATTTCTTCAGAATTAAAAACTGAAAAGGTAAAAGAAGAAAAAGAAACGATATCTAAATTAGAAAACGGACTAAAAGAGTTATTAACAGAAGTTACAAAAGTAGAAACACAAATAACACAGATGGATGCTGTATCTAAAAAAATGCAAGAGTTAAATATTGACATAACCAAAATCAATACATCACTAGAAGGTATCAAAAAACATTCAGATGAAGTAGAATTAGATATGTTAGAGGGTGAATCTGTTGCAGACTTAGAAAGTGAGTTAGCAAAACTCAATAAACAACTAGAAGATTTATCAAAAGAATTAGAAAAAGTAGAAGAACAAAAATCTTATGTAGATGTTGTTAGAGAAATACTATCTGATAAAGGTGCAAGGTCTAAAATTATTAGAAAATACTTGCCTATTATGAATCAGTTAATAAACAAGTATCTACAATCTATGGATTTCTTTGTATCGTTTACACTAGATGAAGAATTTAATGAAACTGTAAAGAGTAGACATAGAGATACTTTTAATTATAATAGTTTTAGTGAAGGTGAAAAAATGAGAATTGATTTAGCATTAGTCTTTACATGGCGTACTATTGCTAAAATGAAAAATAGTGCAAGTACAAATCTACTTATATTAGATGAAATATTTGACAGTAGTTTAGATAGCTCAGGAACAGAAGACTTCTTTAAAATTATTGGGGCAATGCAAAACGAAAATGTATTTATTATATCGCACAAAGGTGATATATTATTTGATAAATTTACAAACATAATTAAGTTCGAGAAAGAACATAACTTTACAAAATTAGAAGAGGTATAATATGACAAACGAAGTAGACATAGGTAGTTTAGAAAAAAACAAAGTATTACAATTATTACCACCATCAGACCCTAGAGTGCAATGTGCAATAGCACCTTTTAGTGATGATATGTTGGCAGATGAAGGATTTAAAGATAGAAAAGAATTATCTGAAAAGATGTATGATATTATGAAAAAGTATGGTGGTATAGGTTTAACTTGTAATCAAATAGGTTTACCTTTTAATTATTTCTGTATAGGTGGCCATTTACAGATTGAATCAGGCTTGACAATTCATGCATTTAATCCTATAATAGTATCATCAAGTGAAGAAGAGGTTCTTATGACTGAAGGTTGTCTAACATTTCCTTTCTTATTCTTACCTTTAAAAAGACCTAGAAAGGTTGTTGTAAAATTTGAAGATGAGAATGGCGATTTAAAAGAGGCAAACTTAGATGGCATGATGAGTAGGGCATTTCAACATGAATATGACCATATACTTGGTAGAAACTTTACTGAAAAAGCAAGTAAATTAAAACTTGACAGAGCATTTAAAAAGGCAGGTAAAGAAATGGAGAGGTATAAAAAGAAAATTAAATGACAATACTTAACATTATATTAATACTAATAACAACATTTGTTTTAGTTATGCATTATAGACCAGACTGGTATTCAAAAATTACATTGTTTTTTCAAATTAGAACAAAGTATTTGCGACCAGAAGTAAGTATAGTTGAATTATTAATATTAGCATGTGTATTTGCGATAGTGATTAAATTATATTTTTAGATTATGACAAACAGAAAACATTTAATACATAGAAGTTTAGATATAGGAAGTGGATTAATACTTTCTATTATAATACAATTAACAATATTTCCTTTTTATGGTATATACATTGATGTGTGGGCAATGATTCATCTTGCAGCTATATTTACAGTCGTAGGTATTACAAGAAGTTATCTATGGTCAAGGTATGTTTTTAAATACAAATGAACGAGTATAAATTTCCAAAATTAGTTATAGAAGAACACGAAGGATTTTATGTTGTTCGTGATGACCTGTTAGAAGGTGGCTCTAAAAGAAGATTTGCAGATAGACTGATTCGTGAAGAAATGTCTGAGGGTGCAAATGAATTTGTATATGGTGGGTGTCCTGCAAATGGGTATGCTCAGATGTCAATCACACTTCAAGCACAAGCATATGGTGCCAAGGCAACATTCTTCATGGCAAAAAGAAGTATGGATAATTTGCATGAGTATCAAAAGAAGGCACTAGAATATGGTGCTGATATTCGTTGGGTGCCAAATGGCATGTTGCAAGTTACAAAGAAAAGAGCATTAGATTATTATAATGAAGACCCTGTAAACAGAAGATTACTACAATTAGGTTTAGATGACAATAGAGTTAGAGAAGATATAAGAGATTTAGCAAAAACAATAGAAACAGATTACAATATTAATATAAGTGAAGTATGGTCAGTAGGTTCTAGTGGCACATTAACAAGAGGATTGCAAATGGCATTTCCTGATAAAGATGTTCATGTAGTATCAGTAGGTCATACTATGGCACAACATGAAGTAGGTCGTGCAATATTACACAGGTCGCATTTAAAGTTTACACAAGAAGTAAAAGAAGAAGACATGCCACCTTTTCCTAGTGTGCCAACATATGACGCTAAGGCATGGAAGATTATGAGAGAACAGGCAAAACCTGGTTCGTTATTTTGGAATGTAGGTAAATGAAAATATCATATGCAAGATTAAGAAGTGGTGTAAACTATAAGGGTCCTTTGAGAAACATTATAGATTCATTTTGTGAATTACATAAAATGTTTATTGAAAGAAATCCTAAGTATCAATATGGTGTATACAATTTTGGTTTTAACAAAGCAAATAGAAGAAAGTTAGATGATATACCTGATAGTGATGTTGTTATTATACCTAGTGAAAATGAATTTCATTATCATATAAAAAATTACATAGACCCAAAGAATTTAGAAAAGTCAAACAATGCAATAGAACAATTAGTTCCTTTACTAAGAGATAAACATGTTGTCATACTATCATCAGATAGAGGTGATACAATAGATTTATATAGAGAAAAAGTATTTAAAGGTGAAGTAAAAAATATATCACTAATAGATGAGTGCGATATACCGGGTAATATACATCAGTTAAAATATCACTTTATAAAAGACAATATACCAACATCTCTTTTTCCAGAACCTAGAAAATATGATTTTATATATTGGGGCACAGATAAAAGAAGAAACTCAAATAATGAGATATCCGGTGATGAAAGACATTTAATATTAAGACAGATACAAAAAGACAAAAAAATAAATCCGTTTTATATAGGTAGATATGCAACAGTTAAAAGAGATATGAAAATAGATACAATGTATAATCTTCTACCATATCTAACAAATGCCAAGTATACACTATGTTTTAATTGGATTGACAATACAGCAACAACATCAAGATATCATGAGGCTCTTGCATGTGGTATTATACCGATGGCATGGAAAGATACTTATGATGTAACAGGAATATTAGTTAAAAATAAATGGCAACGAGTATTGACATTAGATGAATTTTATGATAAGATAGTAGATACTAATTATGAAGAAAGGTATAATGAGATTCACGAAACATATAAAAAATCTCTTATGACCAAAGAAGAAATATATGAATCATACGAAAGTATTTTAATGAGAACAATTAATGGTTAAAGAAATGGCAAATAATGAATGTATACAAGATGTATATAATAGATTTAAAGAACGAGGGTTCCCCTATTATTCATCTGATAAAAAATGGCGTGATGATAAATTTAATGTATTGATGAATACAAAACTTGAAACCATCATAGATAGAAGACAAAATATCATAGGTCAAAATCCTAATGGTCTATCACTTGCATGGTCTTACATGGAACATGCTTGGGCAATTAAATGTGGTAAGATGAGAACACCAATGGAAATTTGGGAAGATGAAGAACATCTAAAGAAAGGTATTAACAAAATATTATCAGGCACATTTTTTACAAAAAGAGAACATTACGAAGTATCAGATTCAGATATGAGGTCAATGTTAAGAAGATATTCAGGCACACAAATGGTATCTAACTTTAGACCTACAGCTGCAGCTGCAATGTATAATATATTTGTAGATAGAGATTCCGTTCTTGAAGGCACAACAGCAGG